GCTGGGTACTGCGCGCTCGACACTGCCGGCGTGGTGTCCGCGTCCCGATGACGCTGCGCAACTGCTCGTGGCTGTCCTGTTCGCGCCTTCAAGCGAAATCGAATCCGAAACCCGGCAGGTGTCTGTCGGAGATTGAATCCTGCGCGCCTGATAGCTGCGGGCGCGGATGACAGGTCATGCAGCTTACTTACGCCCGACATAGCGGGCACAACGGAGAAGAAATCATGAGCGGTATCAAGGTGACGGTTCTGTCGGCCCAGGTGGATGAGCGTGATGGCACGTTCGAGGGTCGCAGTGGCGAACAGATCAATTACACCACGCGCAAACAGAAAGCCAAGCTGGAAGTGGGCGGCTTCGCCTACCCGTTCGATGTGCGCCTGGAATCGGGCCAGCGGGCTTACCCGGTCGGCGAGTACCAGCTCGACATGGCGTCGATGGTCACGGTCAACCGCGGCGCGCTCAACCTGAGCAAGTACACCGCACTCGTTCCGATCAAGGCGTAAGCCATGTCCACGCCGGAATCGCTCTACGTCGCCGCGTGTGCCGCTGAAAACATTCAGCAGGACGGCACGTGCGCGGTTCCCGTGTGGATGCCGTACCACCAGCCAATTCTTCCTCCCCTGGACTTGGCTGATGGAACCCTTGTGGCCTTCGCGATTGTCGCGGTTTGGGCTGTAGGGGTTAAAGCTCGCCTCGTATTCCGCGCGGCGCGTTTAGGGGTCTACTGACAGAGAGAGCAAAGCCAATGAAGTTCATGAATCAGGTCCGTCGGTTCGGTTCCTCCGCTGCCGGCAAGTTCAGTGCCGGTGCTTCCGCCCTGATGGCGTCGGGTGCCGCGTTCGCCAGCGGCAGCGGTTCCCCGGGTTCGGCCATCGCTGGTGAGCTGGCGTCGGGCAAGAGTGAGGTGAACCTCGTGATCGCGGCGGTGGCCGTGATCCTGGGCGTCATCATCCTGTGGGGCTATATCAAGCGCGCTCGCTAACGGACGGGCGTCATGCCCGCGCTGTTGGCGGTACTCGCGACTGCCGGCGAAGTTGCGACGGTAGTCATGTCGGCCATCGCAGTGATCCGTGCAACGGTGATGCTGTGGGGCTACGTCAAGCAAGCGAGGAAGTAGGGGGCGTTTGCCCCCTGCTTTTTATGGAGGGATGAACATGGGCTATTTCGTCATCATCGCAGTGTGCGGTGCATGCTGGCTTGCATTTGATGGTGTGTGATGCGCTGGCTTATTTGGGTGTTCGCAAACGCTGTTTCACGCCGTGTTGCTGCGATGCTGGCGGCTTTCATACTTGCATGCATCGGTATCGGCTCTGCACGTGCAAATGAGTGCCCTGTCACCGCGCCTTGTGATCAGGGAACGGCCTACTCTCTTGCATGGGCTGCGGCTAGAGATATGGCATCACGCGTAAACGGTCGCTTTGCTTGTGAGCCTAGGCATACACCGGGTAGTAGTAGCTCATCTAAAGGCTCTTATTTGGCTTTGGTCTGCGATTCAGCGGGTGTTGTTCAGGGTGGACCAGCAGACGGAACGTATTTCTACTTGAAGAGTCAGACGTGCGATAAGCGCCCTAGTCAGACCACTCCATTTTTGCCCGTAACGGGCTCTACAGGATGCAATCGCGGTTGCCTTGTTAAGTATGCCCAGAATGCGGACGAAACTAGCACCGTTAGTCCAACCGGTGCAGTGTGTACCGATGAGGGCTTGAAGAATAATTGCCCTTCTGGCAGCTATTGGAATGGCTATATGGGCGTTTGCGAGCCCATCGACAAACCTTGTCCTCCTGATCAAAAGAAGGTTGACGGTCAGTGTGTGCCGGACGGTAAGTGTCCTGATGGCATGGTGGCAGTGCCTGGTACAACGCCAGGGGCAGTGCAGCAGGGCGCGCTTTACTGCCAGCCATCTCAGAATGAGTGCCCTCCGGGTAGTGTCAAGAGTCCATCGGGTCAGTGCTTGCCTGGTGATGGTCAGTGCGCTACGGGGGAGGCTAAGGGTAAAGATGGAACCTGTAAGCGTGATTCCGACGGCGACGGTACGCCAGATTCTGAAGAAGGCCCGGAAGATCCCAATAAGGATTCCGCATCCGGCGGTGATAGCTGCAACGCACCGCCTTCGTGTTCGGGAAATGCGATCTCTTGCATACAGGTCAAAATTCAGTGGCGTATTGACTGCAACACGCGCAAGAACAGGAACATTA